GTGCCTCCGTCGCTGAACTTCACTACTAGACACTTACTAGTGCGTGAACGTCCATCCTGGGCGACTGGGGTTCTAAGCTGAGCGTATTTGCGGGCTCGCTTTCTTGCTGTTTTAACTGGGGTTTTCGGTTGGGGCTTAGTACGGGGGGGTGTGCTGGGCGGGGCTGCGGTAGGCAGCAGCACATCTCCATCAACGACCACTGGGGTTTTCCCTGTGGTGGCGGGGACAACTTCTTGGCATAGCGGGGCTGAAAGGAGCTCCGAGGCCGAAGAGGTGGATGCCAGCCAATTGTTGAAGAGGGTAATGTCGAAGTTGGGTAGTGAGAGGTTAAGCTCAGCATCCATCCATCCTCCAACATTTTCATTGGGGTACTGTTCGGACGATTCAAATTTTGACCACCATGATCCAACGCCGAGAAGAGCCTTTGGTCTAAATTTAGACAATGCGAGGGTCTTACGGCAAAAGTCTCCAATGATGGGTGTATTTGAGTCAGAGGCAAAGTATGCCATAGCTTTCTCGACAAGCTTGTGTTCAGCCGGGATGTTAGCAGGCAGGCGTACCGTAGTGTGGAACTTAGAGACTTGTCTCTTGAGGTCACACATACTGTCAAGACAGCCTTGCCAGATCTCAGGCGAATAATAGCGTGCCAGGAAATTGATTCCTCGATGGCCTCTCTGTACACAGGAAGCTTCGAGGACCAAGCCAACTGCGTTGGCTGCCCATTCATGACACTCTGGTCGCAGATCAGCATCTGCACCGTCGTCACCGAGATGGATGCCGAGGGCGTCGAATGCTGCCTGCGGGCATGATTCCACTCCGTCGACGTATTGCTGTCGTCTAAAGCCAAGAAAAGCGGTAAACGTGGACCGCAATGTCTGAAAAGCGGAGGTGCCGGGGCATCCAGAACCGTGAGTTGTTCCTTGTTCAAAAGTTGTACCATGGGGTAAGAATCCAACATTTCCGTAGGATCTTTTAAGTAGTTCATTCAACTTCCCGCGGTGATAAATAAAGGCCTTCATCATTATCACCCGGTCAACTTGGCGAAGCGTCTTGGAGATTGTTCCATCCATGCGGGCGAAATCTGAGATGTTTACCATAATAATAGCAAGCATGCAGATCTCAACCATACGTTTGGCGATCTCCAAAGGCGTTTTGCCAGGACCGTACCATTTAAATTGTTTTAAATGTTCACTAAGGGCTAGAGTGAACATTCCCATATCAAGCTTCTGGGAGTCGTTAAAAGTTGTTATGTTGCGAGGATCTTTGATATCCTGATATGCTTCAGTTTTAATGAAACATTTCACAACGCGTTTTAGTACGTCTCCGGAAATAGAGGCTTTTGCTATGGACAATTTCTGGGCAGCGGTTGTCTGCTTGTCGATAATTACATCAACAGAGACAGGTTCAAGGGTTATTCCGTTAACAATGAGTTCAGCAAACTCATCGATACACCGGTCGCGGAAGCGATTGGGTTTGGGCTCGGGTTTTTGTAGTTCAGTGATACGCCCTTGGACGCACCGTTCTTCACTTGCCTTTTGGTCAATAGGACAGAAGGCACCGTGTATAATGGGACTCATAAAAGCCTCCAGCTTGGGTTTTGCATCAGCGTGATAATTATCAACGTTGTATGAATACCCACGAATTCCCAGTTCTACAGGGTAGACATGGGGAAGTTTCACTGGTGTGGCAATACGGTGATACTCGGTTAAAACCGCTGCGCCGGACCTATCATCTTTAATCCATGTGGCCGTAGTAGGTAGCATTAATGCTGTCTTCCCTAAACGGTTCACACACGCAATGTTGTCATCAATTACTGTCTTCACGGTAGCGCAAGCAAAGCTGTTAACGCGGGCTGTGGTGGTATACATACCATCACGGCGGTGAACA